GGGCCCATGAACGCCTGCCGCTCCTCGATCAGCACGCCCCGTACCTTCTCGACCATGGCCAGCAGGCTGTCGAGCCATTGCAGATGCTCGTCGGTATCGCGCTGCTGGATGTAGCGCAGGTCATCGCTGCGGGCGCGGGCGCTCTCGGCCATGCGCTGCAGGCCAACGACAAGGTCGTGCAATCGGTCAGTCATGCTGGCCCTCTTTGTTAGATCGACAGGGATTGCTCGTTCTGACGCGGGCGGCCGCGGCGCCGCTCGGCCGGTAGCAGTTGCCCGAACAGAAACGGATGGAACGAAAAGCCCCGCTGGATCAGGGCCGGCGCCAGCACATGGTAGCTGTGGGGCGGCAGGCCGCGTTTGGGGTCGAGCCAGTTATGCACGACACGGTAATTCAGTGGGGGATTAAACAGCGCAGCCACGTCGCGGGTGCCGCCGAGCGCGCCGATTGCCTGGAATGAGTTGGATACCACCAACATGCGTTTACGCATTGCCACACCCTGTGGATGTTTTCAAGTTGTGATATATAGCGCAGCCGTAAGGCTCCCGCAACTGTTGCCCGGCGCGGTGGTGACGCACGCCGCGCCGGTAAAAATAAATGTGGTGACCCTATTGCTTCCTGTCACAGCTTGTGACATGGTAGGTCATCGCCAACGAGGAGCAGGACATGACGCACAATATGAGAATGGTCATCTACAGTCGGTCAGCGGGAGAGTTTGCTGATCTGACGGCCGAGTTAAAGGCATGGGCAAAGGACAACAATTTCCGATTTCGTTCTGCTTACTCGATCTTGAAACAGGAGGATACCAGCCCCGTGCAGCGCCGATGGCTGCTTGATTTCATCCGCCGTTGGGAGGTCCGGGTATGACCCCCAAGCAACACTTCCGCGCCCTCCAAATCCGGCTCGAAATCGCCGAGTACGGGATGAGCATGCCCTTAGACCGCGAGCGCGTGAAGGAACTGCGCGAGCAGGTCGAGCAGGCCCGCAAGGACGCAACCATGGACCTCTACTACGAAGCCGAAAACATCAACGCTCGGCTCAACCGCATGAACGAAACGGAATTGGCCAGCGCCGCCGCACATCGTCTGCAGGATCGGCTCGCCGAAATCCGCGAGTTGGACACCATGACATCGGATGGAATGGAACAGTCATGACCATTGAAGCCCAGCGCCTGTCTATGTCGGGCATGAAAACATCCGAGCAGATCAGCGAACTGGCCGCCGCCTTGGCCGCCGCGCAAGGTGCGATGCAGAACGCCGTCATGAACCGGATCAACCCGCACTTCAAATCAAAATATGCCGATTTGGCCGCTATCTTCGACGCCGCGCGCAAGCCGCTGTCCACCAATGGCCTCGCCATCGTGCAGACGATCGGCGACGGGGTGTTGCACACCCGGCTGCTGCATACGTCCGGCCAATGGATTGCCAGCGAGCACCCCCTGCCGATGTCCGGGCGACCGCAAGAAATCGGCTCCGCGCTAACCTATGCGCGCCGCTATTCGCTCTCTGCTCTGATTGGCATTGCCGCCGATGAAGACGACGATGCCAACGCCGCCAACCGATCTAATGGCAAGGACAAGACGGAAGAACTGCTCAATGCCGAGCAGATGGAATACGTGTGGGAGAAGGCGCGCGAATACTGCGACCCGGACGTGCAACAGGAGTGGATCGAATTGCTGGTCAAGACGCTCGGCCACGATAATCTCGCCGAGGTGCCGGCATCACTGTTTGACACGCTGCGGCAGAAAATCATTGCATGGCCGAAGTCGCCGGGCGCCGCAAAATGGAAAACGCAATGACGGTCGAGATCATCGACTGCGTCCAGGGTTCGCCGGAATGGTTCCAGGCCCGCCTCGGCATCCCGACCGCCTCCTGCTTTTCGCAGGTGCTGGCCAAGGGCGAGGGCAAGGTACGCGCAACCTACATGCGCCGCCTTGCCGGGGAGATCATTACCGGCCAGCCGGCCGAAACATTCAAATCGGAAGCGATGGAGCGCGGCAACCAGATGGAGGCCGAGGCCCGCGCTAATTATGTTTTTGGCTGGAACAATACCCGGCCGACGCTGGTGGGCTTCATGCGCCGCGCCTATGTCGGCTGCAGCCCCGACGCCCTGCTGGGTGATGACGGGGTGCTGGAACTCAAGACGCAAAAGCCCGAATTGCTGATTGCGACGCATGAGGCCGATCGATTTCCGCCCGAGCATGTGGCCCAGTGTCAGGGCGCATTGCTGGTTAGCGGCCGCCAGTGGGTAGACCTGTGCGTTTATTGGCCGGGGATGCCGATGTTCGTGCGCCGCGCCGAGCGCGATGAAAAATACATCGACATGCTGATGGACGAACTCGCCCGGTTCAACAACGAACTACAGGCGATGGTCGCGCGCGTGCGCGCCTACGGACAGAGGGCGGCGGCATGAAGGAAGCATCCGCAGAACAGATTGTGAGGTTTCTCATGGGCGGCGGCACGAAGGATACCATACCGGTCATCCGCAGCAGTTTGCGCAACGATCTGCTCGACCGCATCAAGGACAAGCACTTCGTCTGGTGGAACGACAGCATGGAGCTTTACCGCATGGCCGGCCTCAAGCCGTCCGCATTTGGCAACGACGTGCTGACCGTGCTGACGTTCCAGATTTGCTGGATGCTCAAGCACTATGAAATCGATCTGGATGTGTTCGTCAAAAGCCTGCGGGCGGCGATGACGGCATACGAGAAGACCGACGAATGACCGCGCCCCCGCCGATCTACTTCACATGGAACGGGGAGGCGATGGAGCCGATGGATAGGTTCTCACGGCTGGCCGAACAGTCGTTCACGTCAGGCCATTGCTACAAGATGATGGTGGTCGAGGAGGGTGAGCGCCGCTCGGGCGAGCAGAACAGCAAAATGTGGGCCATGCTCACCGAATTCAGCCAGCAGGTTATCCACGCCGGAAAGATGTACGAGCCTGAACGCTGGAAGGCCATCCTGCTGCACGCGTGGGGGCAGGAGATCGAATTCCTGCCATCGCTCGATGGCAACGGCTTTATTCCGTATGGCAATCAATCATCAAAAATGAGCAAGCGCGATATGTCGAGCTTCCTGGAATTCATCGTCGCGGAAGGCACACAGCGCGGCGTCAAATTCGCCGACGACGTGGCCGACCATGCGCGTTGAATTCTCCAAGGCCACCAAACTCGCCGCCTATCGCCGCGCCATGGGGCGATGCGAAGGCTGCAGCGGGCTGCTGGTGCCGGGCAAGTTTGCCTATGACCACCGCAACCCATCAGAATTCTCGGGGGACAACAGCCTGGAGAATTGTCAATGTCTGTGCGTCGGCTGTCATGGTGCCAAGACTGCAATGAAGGATGTGCCGGCAATCGCCAAGAGCAATCGCATTCGCTCAACGGCGGCTGGGATAAGGCAGGAACGCAAGATCACGGCATGGCGCAATTTCGCCGGCGAGATCATCCGCAAGCCGAGGATACGAGAATGATCCCGCAATGGGCACCGGCATTTGGCTGGGTGCTGTTCTGCATCGCCTGCGGCACGCTGCTGGCAATCGTGCTCCTCGCCTGTCAGATGCCGCTGCGATGACCGATATTGTCGAGCGGCTACGTCAGGTAAACCCTTGGATGAGTTTTTCGGTTCCCGATCCCGAAAGGGTGGAGGCCGCAGACGAGATCGAGCGACTGCGCGAACATATAGCGGCATTGCAATTAGTGGCCACCGCACATGAAGCGGAGGTTGCCCGCCTGGAATACCTCCTCGGCATCAGCGCGCCGGTTGAGGTTAAGCCATGAGCACCGCCAGCGAAACCATCAAGCGGCTGCGGGCCGAACTCGTCCGGCTGGCCCAGGCTAACATCAAACTGGAGCGAGCGTTAAAGGTTCTAATGCGTAGAGGAGGACAGACCGTGGTCCCAAAATATCCGTTCGTCGTGATGGTGTGGCGGCGCGTTGCCGGCACCAAGCTCGACCAACGCGCCAAGTCTTTCGAAACCCTCGACAGCGCGCACGCCTACGCCGGCACCATCCTGCGATCGACCGACGTGCGCCGCGTGCAGCTATACTGCATCCTTGAGGACACCAGCCGCGACAGCCAGGGCAATGTGCTCGGCTTCGATCACGGCTACCAGCAGGCCGCGGCTAACTAGGTGAGTACGGGTAGACCACATCGACAAGGTCGTCGGTGCTCACGCCGAGGCTTTCAGCCAGCGCCGGTGAGAGATCGGCCGCGCGGCCGGTTTCAGCCTCATGCGGCCCCCAATCAGCGGGGTGCGCCAACCGCTGCACGCCGGTTTTCTTGTTGGTGACCATCGCCATTTGGCCGGAGTGGCCCAGCATTTCTTTGCTAGTGACATCGTAGTCCCAACGACATGCGATGAAAAATACTGCGGGGTCCATGCGCCTAGCTAACCCGGTCGTCGCGGGCGGCTGATCCTTCAAGAACAGCCAAGGCGCGTCGTCTACTTCATAGAAGAATGCCAACCCTTCCGAGGGGCTTACCCCGGTATCGTCGGGCCCCCCGAAGGTGCTGCACGTTCCCGACGTGGCGAACAGCACATCGTCGCCCGGCTCTGGCGTGGGACCGGGTTCGCTTTCATCGCCGACAATGGCGCCGGCAATGGCGGCGCAAATCTCGTCATAATTCTGGTAGTAGATGTCCACGTCGGCCTGACTATCAACAAAGCAAGTTTCGATCAGGATCGCCGGCTCCTCGGTGTTATTGAGGAACGCCAGATCGGTGCGCTTTTTGGGACCGCGATTGATCAGCCCCGAGGCTTCGCAAATCTGATCAACTACCTCATCAGCTATTTCCTGTCCGGTCGAGCTTACGTAAAGCACCTCGCAGCCCATGGGCTTTTGCGTGGTTTGGTAGGCATTGAAGTGGACCGAAATATCTAAATCCCTGGTCTGTGCATTATGAAAATCAACGATGCGGGAGAGGTTCTCCGACTGATCGTCGGAGACATTGTCATGATAGGTCGTCACTTGAACGCCTTGCTCACGCAGATAATCCGCAACGGTTTCCACTACCTTGCGGGCCTCATCCACCTCATCGATGTAGCCGGAGGCGCCGCGGATGTGCTTGCCATGGCCTGAACTGATGACGACCTTCATGGCGCAAACCCTCCCAGCAGTCGTACCCGCAATTCGTTGCCAGCGGCCGGCGCCCCGCCGACTACATCAATTGCCACCGCGAATTCTCGTAGTTCCGGCTGCACCACTGGCTGCTCGCGGGTACCGCTGCGGAATTTTACGAACCCAGTGGTCAGCCGCATGCCGATCACGCCCGTGCCGGCAATCACGGCAAACTTCAATTCCGTGCCGTCTGGATTGAAGATGTCGTTATACATCACGCCGTCGCTGCTAGTCTGGAACGTCAGCGGCGCGGCGCCCACCCAGTTACCCGGCATGGTGATCTTGACGATCGGCCCGGCCGAGCAGTCGATGCCCGAACTCAGGCTCTCGCCGGCGTCGATGATCGGGCCATTCAGGATTTGCAGGGGCATGTTATTTCTCCGGTGGACAGGTGGGCGGGTCCCAAGCGAACGCTAGTTTCCTTGCCCTGACATGGGCATTAACTGCATTGGTGGTGCCCACCTGTGCTCTCTGCGGCTGAGAGTTATGTGGGTCCTTCGTCCAGACATCGAACAGATGGGACATTGAACTTACCAGCCCCTGATCAATGCCATCAAATACCAGTTGCCTTACCCGCTCGCGTTCAGTCGGGTCGACGCAATCGTAGGCCACCTTGCTCGATGCCTCACGCTCGAAAAAGGCAAGCAGCAGCAGTGTCCCGGCGATGGTGAAGATCATTACAAAGATGCCGAGAAACCGCTCTTGGTTCATCGCCAGATCGGCACATGAACGCCGCCGACGGCGCCCAGCAACGTGAGGATCACCCACAACACAACGATGACCAGCAACACCACCAGCAAGACGTGGACGATCCGGGCGAACGGTTCCGGCAGCGGGATCAGCGGCAGCAACTGAGTGATGGCCCAGTAGATGACACCGACGATTATCAACGTAACGATGATTGAAATAATGGTGCCTATCATGGTCGCCTCCGATCGATGATGTTGGCGGAACCTGACTGCGCAGCGAGGAAGTTTTCCCAATTTGGCTGGTTTATCCGCACCCCGCCCTGCACCTCGGGCAAGAACGTCTGCCCGCTCGTCATTTGCCCGACGACGGCTCGCACCCGCCGGTCGATCTGCTCCGGGCTTTCGTTGGGGAATTGCTGTTGCAGATCGCCGCGCACCGCAGCCTCGAAATTCTGCGGGCCGGCATATTGCCGCTGATCTTGCTGTGGCTGCTTCGGCAACAGTCCTTCCGCCTGTACAGCAGCACGCAAAACCTCCAGCGCGCGGCGGGTAGCAACCGGGTTGCGCGAAAGTGATGCCCTGGCAGCTTGAGTAGCAGCCCGCACCACCGCCGGCCGCGATAGCGCCTCGGAGGCCAGCCTGGCCCCAACCATGGCCGTGATCGTTGAAACCGGCTCGGCAAACAACGCCCCGCCGGTGATGCCCTGGCCGATGATGCCGCCGCGCGCCGTGCCGCTTGGATTGCCGAACCGGGTAATGCGGTCCTGAATGTGCTTGGAAACAATGAAGAGGTCGCTCAGAGCAGCGGCCTGCTGTCCGGTGAATAGTTCGCTCTTGGCTGCGCCTGACATCTTGTTCCAGGCGGTGACAAACCGGCCCGGGCTGAAATCCTCTCCTGGCGCCGCCCGGCCCAGCCGATCGATCAGCACTGGAGAAATCTCGCCCCAGGCTTCCGGCCCCATGGCGCGGCGCGCAAGCCGCAGGCGGCCCATGTCGGCACCAGCGTTGCTGTTGGCGTAGGTCATCAGCCGGTTAAAGACCGCTTCCGGCCCAGCCTCAGTCGCCACGCCCAGGATTTTTGACAGCTTCTTTTCTTCGCCTTTGGCGACGGTGTGCAGCACATTGGCCTTGCGCCAGGCCGAGTAGGCTTCCGGGCCGCCCGCCTCAGTAACAACCTTTCCCAAATCCTTGCTCAAAGCCGCGTAGAGGAATTTCTTTTCTTTGGGATCGATGCCCTCGGCGGCCAATTGGAAATTGGTTTTGTCGCCAAGGTGCGAGCGCAAATCCTTGATGCCCTGATAATTCAAGCCAGGCTGTTCAAGTAACTCGGGATTGCGCCGCATGATGCCAACACGCAATTCCGGCGCTATATCTACCAGCGGGTCTTTAACCGCCTCCGACACTAGCTTGACTGCATTGCTGTCGCCAGGGATGCGGGCATTCTCACGGCGAGCGCGCAATTCCCGCACCGCCAACGCGGTGTTGGTTAGCGGCACCCGCACCTCGGGATCAATCAGCGCGTCAACGGCCTTATAGGCGGCATTGATCTCGCCGCCTTCCTTGCTCCTGGCCTTGACGTAATCGGTCAGGCCGGATTTGGCCGCCTGTCCGGCCGTTTCCACAGTCCCGGCGCCGGGTGCGATCTCGCTGGCCGAGCGGCCCATATTGGCCAACAGTTCATCATGGGTACGGACGATCGGCTGACCGCCCCATGGCACGTTCTTGAGGCTCGACGCCACCTGTGGAATGACGGTGCCCTCAGTGGCGACATATTTTGGCAGCGTGTAGCCACCCCTCGCTGCCGCCTCTACGGCCTCCTGTGATGCCGACCCCACCGGCGGCACCGGCGTAGGCACGGGCGCGGCAGGCTTTCCAGTGGAGATACGGCGGCCGGCAACACCTTCACCCCCGAGGCCACGGAAGCCTAGCCCCATCTGGCCGGCCCAGAACATATTGCCGGCGGCCTCCCGAGCAGCCTCGGGATCGGCCCCGTAAGTCAATTCAGTGGCCGCCTGTGGGGCGGCCTTGATGACATCGCGCGCGGCGGCAATGCTCGGCGGTGGATCGTTCCAAACCTTGCTGGCAAAGTTGCCGAGTTTTTCGAGGAATGGCTTTTCCTTGGGGATCAAGTCGTCGAACATACCTCCCCCACCCCCAGCCTTGGGATCGGCGGGGATGAGATCGTCGAACATACCCATCAGTCCAAATCCTTTGGATTGAACCGGATGCCACTTTTCGCTAGCCGTTCTATTACCGCCGCGCGGGGAGCCCCCATCCTGATAGCATGGCGGGCTTCATCCAGCGGGTTTCCGGTTGTTGGAGCCGTGCTGGTGGACGAAGTTGCAGCCTTTTCCCCGCCGGGGGTATAGTAGGTGCCGCCACGAATTTCCTGCGCGCGGCGCTGGTTCAATTCTAACCGGGCATTGGCCGCCTTGATCGCTCGGTCATAGATTTCTTGCCGAACATCGTCAGGTGCAGTCATCGAGCCCGCAAGATCGAGCAAGATTTTGCGCTCGCCCTCGCTCGGATTGCCGCCAAATGTTGCCTTTAACTGATCGACGGCTTGGCTGATAACGGAGTTATGCAGTAGCAGCGTGTCTTTTGCCGATTGGTTGCTGCCTGGGAGCAATGGGCTGTCAGGAATGTTGGCGCTGACCTCCGCGCGCTGCATCGGGAAAAGCCCTGAAAATGCGCTTTTCGATAGCCGCTTGGCATCTTGCAGCGTGCCGACCACTCCTCGATTTGCAATTACAGCCTTATCGGCGTCATCGATCGCGGTCTGCTCATGCGCCGTCAGCGGCTTTTTGGCCGGCAGCACGGGTTGCCCTTGCGTGCCGGTGGCTGCCGGTGCCGATCGGCTACTGTAATCGCCGCCCTCGCCGTAGACCGGTCGGCCGGCACCAGCGGCGAACGGATCGGCCGGTGCCGTTCCGGTCGTGCCGCCGCCCATGGTGGCCGTCTTGTATGACTTGCTGCGGCTGTCCCACTCCTGTACGACGTTGCGGCCGAGTGCGGGATCGAACACTTCGCGCGTTTCCGGCGGGCCGGCGTCGCGTTGCTTGCGGTAAAAATCATCAACCATTTGCTCATTGGGCGTGCCCTTGGCCCGGGCAATATCGGCCTCCATCTTCTGGTATGGGGTCAGCGCGCCTTGCGTGAATTCCTTCTCCCGCATGCCCATGTTGAAGCGATCCATAGCGGCTTGGCGGGCGTCCTGCGATTTCTGATGCCGCAGCCGTGCCGCCTCGGCCGCGGTGCGGGCGTCGAGCGCCGCGCCGCCCTGGAAACCCTCCAGGGCATTACCCCAGGAGGATTGGCCGCGCAGCGGATTGGACGGCTGCAGCAGGCCGAGCCCGAGCCCGATCAGAGAATTGGATCGGGCTTGCAGATTGTCGGCAAAGCTCGACGGCTCGCCGGCGGGATCGCGTGACTGAAACATATCCATGAGGCTATTCGGCATTGTCTTGCGCCTCTGCTGTGCTGGCCCTTCGGCAACCGCTGTATCGTTCTGACCGGGCACGCCGCCCATGTAGCCGGCGGCCAGGCCCAAGCCGGTCGTGTCGATCGGCTCGACCTTGAAATTTGCATCGGTGGGAAAATTCTTCGGGTTGTAGCCCATCTGGTGGGCGCCGGCGGCGCTGATATCCACGCCGCGGCCGGTGTCCGGCGCCGGCCCGGTGTCAGTCTGCTGCAGCGGGAACGGCTGATTTTGACCCGGTGGCGTGACCAGAAACCACTTGCCGAGCCCGCGCCGCGTCGGCAGCGCAATGCCCTGTTGGCTGTCCGGCACGCCGAGCGCGTTCGATCTCGGCCGGTCCTCGGGGTCAAACCAACCGAAGGCCGGCAGTTGTGAATACCAGGAACCGAGCGGCATTAAAGTAGTCCCAGAAGTCCGCCGCCGAGGGCACCTATGCCGGCACCCGGCGCCCCGCCGAACGAACCGCCGATGCCGGCACCCGCGGCGGCGCCGCCGAACAGCCGCTGCAACGTCGAGGGCTGGTTGATCGGCGTGGTCTGCGTACCGAACTGCGTGCCGCCCAAAGCACCAGCTTGGCCATAAATTGCATTCAGGCGTGCAGTCTGCTCCCACGGCCGCGCCTGCTGCGCGTTATAAAGTTTGATGGCATCATCCAACGCCTTTTGGTCGCGCTCGTTGTAATACTGCCCGATA